CATCCTCATGGCCTCTGCCATCGGGTCGTTTCAAATGTGAAACCATAATAATCGAAATGCCCAACTCAGAACAAAGCGTTCTCAGCTTCGTGCAAGCCGCATCGAGCATCCGGCGTTCATCGCCTTCCTGTGCGGAAACAAGGATGCTGATATGGTCTAATATCACGTGAGAAATCGAAAGTGAGACCGCCATAAATCTGATGCGTTGACAAATCATGTCAATGTCAGAGCTGCCAAAATGGTCGAGCAGATAACAGGTTCTGTCGCCAAACAAATCATCGAAGCCCTCAAGCACTTCTTCATCTGTGGCTTGCTCCCGCTCCACCAACAGATTTTTGCTGAGGTGGATGCCAGTCAGGCCAAGCAAGGTTCGCTTATTGCTTTCTTCCAATGCTATGACACCAACCTTTTGGTCGTGCATCAATAGGTGGTGGATAAGCTCTTTGCAGAACGTAGATTTTCCAAGGCCGCTTCCCGCTGCGATAGTTGTAAGCGTCTCACGGTGTAAACCTCGCAGGATTTCGTTAAGCTGGCTGTAGGGCCATGTAATGGCACTTGCTGCCTCATCAATCGTAATATCTGACCGGTAGTCAGTTGCAGATTTCAGACCATCAGGTCGGAACTCCTGTGCTTGCCAGATGGACTGTACCAGCTCTGAGCGTTTGCCCTGAATGATAGCTTCATTGGCATCCTTGGCTGGCATCGATGCTATTTTGCATTTGCCGACTGGTAGTATTTCAGCCACTTCCTGAGCAGCTTTCTGACCAGCTGCATCTGCATCGAAGCAAATAACCACCTCATCGAAACCATTGATGAAATCAAAGTTCTTCCGCACTGCTCGAACCGCACCGGCTGCACCAGTCGGGATGCTGCAGACTGCATATTTATGCTGAAAGCAGGAACTGAGCGAAATTGCGTCCAATTCTCCTTCGGTCAGACACAATTTACGCCCTTTTCCACTCCATAGGCTCTGCCCAAATAGCGTGATGTTGTTGGTGTCGCCAATGAACTGAAACGACTTTCCTTTGCCACGTATTTTCTGGGCAACGATTTTGCCAGTCGCATCACGATAGTTTGCAATCTGGACTAGCTCACCTTGATGGTTATAGCCAACCCAGTAGCTGAACTTCTCGCAGTCGGCTTCGGTTAATCCTCGTGCCGGTAAGCTTTTTGCTTCGCCCTTGAGTAGGTTCGCTTGCTTGGCTTGGACTTTGTTCTGAACCGCTGCCTGTCCTGTGCTATCTCCTTCGCTACTGGGTTGATAGGTTTGACAGGAGAAACAGTAGCTATTGGTCGTACCGTCATTGTTTTCGTAAACCCCTCTTCCATCACTGCTGCCACATTCATCGCAAGAAGTGTGGTGTAGGAATTTTCCCTCGTTGTCAGGTTGCTGTTGCATCTGTTTCTCCTTCATTCAGCTAAGCTAGGATGTAGCGGGTGTAACGCTGACCAAGCCGGTCAGTTTTCCACTCGCTAATGATTTTCAACCCACGCTGACGCAAGTCAGCAATGCGTCTGGTTAGCGACCTGACCCGATATAGGTCATTTGCTTCAACCCAGCTGATTGACCCAACGTCACGCAAGTGCGTTAAGATTTGGTCATTCTGGCTCATTATGGTTTTCTCCTTCTGTTAACCATTCATCGGGAATGCGCTTGTGTGCGTATTTGAAGCCGTGCTTTTCTGCCCATTGGGCATAGCTCGTGGGCGAGCCTCGATAGAGCTTGGCGTTCTGGTTGCTGAACACAAAACGCACTTCGATGTCTGGATGTTGTTGTTTGATGAGCAAGTGTTTCTGTCTATCAGCGACAGTAAATCTTCCCTTGCTTTCGATAAAAAAATGCCCACTTTTCGTGGGGATTTTGAAGTCGGGTAGGTAGGTAGATTGCCTTTTAGGCCAAGTGTACGAAACCTTGTCGGCTTTCGGCTCGTACACCACTGGTAAACCAGCGTCTCTAATCTGTTCGGCACAATTTTCTTCCAATCCGCTCCTATAGCCATTCATAAGGCCATGAAACCGGTTAGAAATCGTACTCATCCCCCCCTGGCTTTTCGTTGCTGTTTGCTGCCTTTTGTGTAGCGACAAAGCCGCCCTCTTCTGGCTCAAACTCAACCTTTGCCTCTACAAGCTCGATAATCTGAACTGCAGACATCTGCATCGATATGCCGTTACCCTGAACGCTGTATGGGTAAAAGCTTCCCTTGACCCGCATAACGCTGCCGCCAGTAACATTTGGCAGCTGCTCAGGCGCAATCAATGTGCCTTGTGAGTCTGCAAATTTTGGCTGGTATTTGGATTTCAATTTGAAAACCACATCGCCTGTTTCGGCGTCTTTGGCGAAAGGCATTTTGCAATTGCCCTTACCAAAATTGTCGTTGGCGACTTGCTGCGCCAAATCAATTAATGGCTTCGCATCACCTTCTGAAATACGCAAATCGACAGTGTATTTCGGATTTTCTTTGTTAAAGGCATCATCTGGGCGATTAAGCCAAGCATATTTAGCCGTGCCTTTCGGCGTCTGAAACATAATCTTCTGTGCCATGTTCGTCTTCTCCTTCATGGTCAAAATGTTGTTGGGGCTGGTCAAACCTCGCAAGGGAAAGCCCTAATGCGTCAGCTTGAACCAGCATATCTAAGGGGATGGGTTCGCCACGTTGCTGAAGTAGCTTTGCCATCCCCAGTAACTTCACACGTGGGTTCACGATTGCTCCTGTTTCTGGTGTTGAGACAAAAAAAAACGCCCCGAAGGACGCTCTGTCGTTTACCCCAGAAATAAAGAACCGCTTGGTTCGGGCTTATAGGAAGCTGTAAAGGCTATCCTTGATTTGCTCGATATCAAAATCTTCACGATTAGGAACTTCAGGCCAGTCAATTGCACGGATGTGTGCAATCACCGCCTCATCGATTTTGGTCTGCTGAGTGATTGTCCATGCATTGCCCTTAATTCTAGCAAGCTCCTCTGCCGCCCATTTTTCGGACAGGTGAACGAACAGCCGCCGCTTATTTTGCGACAACAGGTCGTGGTATAGGTTGTAATCCCTATACAGCTCGATCAGGGTGTCACGCAGGGCTTCAGACAGCGTTAGCATATCACCAATCCCTGCAGCAAAGCTGTCATGCACAACCATCACGCTTTCAACGCCACGCTTTTTGCATTCAAGCACCGTCATCATCAGATGTGTTGCATCCATTGCGTGAACGATGTTTGGCGCAGATGCATTGATAGATTTCTCTACCCATAGCTTGGTATCGTCAGTTTCGTGGACGCTAAGCCACTCCGTGCGTGTAAAACCAAGACTGTTCTCTCCTTCTTGACGTTCTGCCTTCAACGGCCTGTCAAAAAACGTGAGTTGTTGGTCTTTGGTAAATTCCTGCACGTAATGCTGGTACATCGGAAACTGCATATGAGGCGTCACGAATTTCAGATGCACACCGTTTTCATTGTGCGTTCTGTATTCCTTCTTCTCATCGTCAGTCAGGTCATCGTAATTAGCTGGCCTCTGTTCGGTAATTTCAGATTTAGCTAGAATGCTTGCGATATCCCGAATGAATTTCATGCCTGTTTCAGCTGAGGTCACAACTTCGACAATCGCCCTTTCATGCACCCCCGCAATGTAGATGCTTGCAGCGAAGCCCTTGTCAGCACCGAATGGATGCTCAGCAATTTTGCCATGCCGCAACTTTTCAGACAGCTTGTCCATCCAGTCAGCACGTAGCTGATTGGCGAAACCAAACTGGCGGCTGCTATAACAGTACGTCATAACTTGGCGTTTAATCACGCTGCGTCCATAAGGCATCACAACATCACCTGACCACTGCTCAAGCTGGTCAATCACTTCCAACTCTTTTTCTTTCTTCAGCCTTTGCCGTGCATCGCTTCTGCTCCAGCGTCTGCGCAAACGCCTCCGTTCCCTGTCTTTCAACACGAACCGATTGTCTTCGTCTTTTTCAGCAAGCTGGGCAGCGACTTCAGCTTCTTGTTGCCTATCATCATCAGTGACAGGGTCATCGAGCAGTTCCTGCGTCTTGCGTATCTTGTCTTCAGCAAACAACCGCTTGGCAACTACAAGGCAATCTTCGTAAATATCACGCCTTGTTTTGCTATCGCTAAGATTGACCCTTTCGCAATTATCGGTATGCAAAAGTGATAAGGCAAGGTGCTGAACGCCACTTTGCGATGCATCAACAGCAATAGGTAAACCAGTGCTGTAATCCTCGCCGTTAGCTTTGGCTTGTTCGTAAAGATAAAGTTCACGACAGGCAGCAATAAACTGGAATGGCTCACTGGCTTCAGACCAAATGTCAAAACTGGTTTTGAAATCCGCACCACAAGCAAGGATTGCATCCTTGTTTTCCTCATAGAAAGTCGCATGGTCTTGCACATCCAGCTTGTCCATCTTGTTGCCGTATGTGTTTGCAAGCTGCAGATATAACCAAGCTACATTCTCTTCAGTGACCAATTGCTTTTTCGCAAACACAAATTGCGCACGAATGTAATCGGTGTCGTGGTGTCCAAAATCGTTGATATGATAAATCCTGCCACGGCTATCACAGTTGTGCGGCATATAGAAATCACCGTCATCCAACAGCTTTTCAGCCTCACCAACGGGTGCTGCACTGTCTTTTGGATTAGGCGCAGCAGTGTAGCGGTGCAACATCGTTGTATTGCCACGGGCTGCCGCATTCGCTTCAACCTTGTCATTCTTGTCTTGCGTCCATTGGCTTCGCTCATCGGGCGACATTGCGGCCCACACATCATCAGTCAGTTTGGTCTCAACCGGAACTTGCTCGATGTTAGGCCAGCTCTTTAAATCACCACCTTTCCGGCCTTCATCTACCCACTGAACAGCCCGAAGAACATATTCGTTGATATTGTATGGCGTGTTTTGAATGTGGTGGACGGCCTCAAGAACCTTGTCCATCTTGCCGTTTTCAATCCGCTCTTCGACATCAGCCTTTTGCTCATCACTCATGTGACGGACGAAATGTGTGCGGAAGTTCAGCATCGCATCATCATAAGGCCCACTGCGTGACCATCCGTCTTCATGCGGATACCATTCATTGGGCTGGACTGGATTTGCGCTGAACATTGGCGATTGCAAATCAAAATGCTTTTCGTTGCGTTCTTCAATGGCTTTAAGGACTTCCTGCGACAGTTCCAGATAGCGTGTGGCCTTTTTGTCATCACCCTTTTTGAACTTTTCCCAGTCAAGCAAGCCCGCTTGCGTCACGCTATCCTGCAAGGCACTGCCAATGTTGCGCAGCATATTGCGGTTTGCGTAATATCTGCTGTCAAACCCAAGATGTTCAGCACGGGCCAAGAACATATCTGTCCGGCGATAGGTGTCGCCCATCTTCTGCATCATCGCTGCCTTGAAACGCTCAAAAGCTTTTTCTCTTTCGCCTGTTCCATAGACCAGCTGGTCGAATAGCAAAGCGACAAAATTCTTGCCAGCTTGCTCACGTGCTGCAGTCATCGACAAGCCCTTCTGCGCCGCATCAACAAAGCAGTTGATTGCAAGGGCGGCAGTAAGGCGGGTGTCTACAGCCTTAATGGCTTTATACCATTTTGGCTTGTTGCCTTTGCCCTGCTCATCGTAAGGCTTCAGCATAGCCCGAAGCTGCTCGTTGACAGCGTCTAGGTATCTGTCACGAAATTCCACGCCAGCATTCGTGTTTGACACGTTCTTTTTCGCCCGTGCCAACCGTGAACGCTCTGCGCCTTTAGCAACCATCTCGCCTTGCCGTTGCTTGGCAAGTTGCTGTCGGGCTTGGTGTGGATGTTGTTTCAATTCTTTCATGTGCGATATTCTCCTTCAGTTGCCAACTCTTTTACAGGGCAGCGCAATGCGCCGCCTGTTGGCTACTGCTAAGCAGCTACTCCTTCCCTTTGATTTTCAACCTCTTCTAGCCCGTAGATTGACGACAGCCATTCACGAACCTGTTCCCTATCAAGACTATCGCCGTGGAATTCGGCTTCACGGTCTGGATTGTCCAGATGCGCCATTACGCATTTGGCAATCTGAATGTGACTAGCACCGTGGTCATAAACACCACCCTGCCCATACCATTCATAGCAATAGTCGAGAAACGCAGCCAGTTCTGGTGTTATCTTCATGCTGCATCTCCTTCTGCCATCACGCCACGCATCGCCACTACGGCTTCAGCCATCTCCATGAAGGCAAATGACAGCTGTTCGTTATCGTTAGCTGCCTGAGTTATCTCTAGACCCTGTGGGCTGTGACTAACCATCACATCACCCATAACCTCGTCTAAAGCCAATTCAACGTCTTGGTTGTAAGCGTCAACCAGCGCATTAATGTCTGCTGTTTTCATATGGTATGCTCCTTGTTTCTGATGGAAAAATCGAACAGCGCATCGCCAACCAATAGTCACGATTGGTGGTTGCTGGTCTATTGCCCCAGAAATATGGAAATCCGCAGAAAACGGTGCTTTTTGACGACCTATATAGGACGCTGAAATCGACACAAACAAGGCGTGACGATGGTGCTTTTGAGATGTTCGATAACTACATATCGAGCATGTTTTCAAAATAGAACAAAAGCAGAACATTCGTCAACCACGTTTCATCAAATTAGTTTGCCAACCCCCAGCAATCGTATGACCACTGGGGGAAATTATTTTTGCTCAGCTAGTATGTGCTGATTTGAAATCTGGTCTTATGCTGGTCGCCGGTCGATAATTTGATGCTTGTGGTGACAAGTTCTGGGTCACCATCCTCATCATATCCGACACCAACAGCACAAACTTTATGCCCAATCAATTTGGCAATGACAGTGGCTGTTTCGACAGTCGCAGCTTCCTGCCGGACAAATTGTCCCTGCCATTCGTCATCCCTGATGATTGGCCCATCCCAGTCTGGGTCGTGGTCTTCGTAAAAATAGTCATTGGAATTATCATTCAAACAAGGCATAGTAACTTCGCTTTCTGGCCTAACAGCCGGTTAAATATAGCCCCCTTTAGAGTTACCGCTCTGAGGGGGGCATCTTCCTGACAACCCGCCCATTGGGCATAGATATGGTAGGTGTCGACTTTTTGACATACTATATCTTGTGTGTCGTCAGTTCGTTAAAAATGGCATATAGCCGCCGATATGCGCAATATGTTAAATGTGGGAATGTTGGGGAAAAGCCCAAAAAAACTCGCAAACCCAAGCTCAGCTTCAAAACTTTTTTTCATAAAAGTGACAAAAAAGTCTGTTTTAAGTGCTAATTCGGCGTGAACTGCGAAATCTAGCACCTTTTCCCAAGCCTACCACCCCGCCAAAATGACGAAAAAAAAGGGCCATCCGAAGATGACCCTATGGTGAAGTGATAACTTGTCCCGTTACATTTGCGCACCAATGTCGAGCAGATGGTCAGGCTTTGCCTTCACGTATTTCTGCGTGGTTTGCAAGCTGCTATGGCCCAACGCCTGAGCGATGACGATAGTGTTAACGCCCAAATCATTAGCCATTACAGACGCCGCTGTATGCCGTGTGGCGTGGAAGGTGAAGTCACGGTCATTACGTCCGAACTCACGCTTGCATAGCTCCCAGCGGTAATAGAACGCCTTGCGGCTGTAATAGGTCGCCAGCTCATCAGCAACAAATACAGCTGCCGCTTTAGCGTCAGGATGCGAGATAGCGACATTACGTGGCTTACCGTTCTTGCTGGTTGCCAGCTCGACCCAGTTGCCACAGTCGCTGATAGATGCCCTGCCCTCAGCAAGCGCAAGTATCTCGCCCAAGCGTAAGCCGGTCTTGCAACCCAAGATGAACATATGCGCCATCCAGCCATCGCCACGCTGCCGGAAGAAATCGACAATCAATGTCTGTTCGTCCTTGCTGTAGACCTTGAACCGTTGTGCGCCTTTTGCTGACGGACGGAACTTGATTTTCATAACCTGTGTAATCACACGCTCGTCAACAGCATGGGCAAACACTTTAGAGATGCTGGCAAGATACCGATTGACCGTGCCATCAGACTTGCCCTGCGCCAGCATATGGTCTGCAAACGCATGAATGTCACGTGGCAGGAACTGGCTCAATGGGCGTTTGGCATTGTCACCAAATGCGAT